AAATGTAATTCTTATTTGTGTTTGAAATTTACCTTCTGGGCTAGATGTTAAAACTTCTGGTCCAATAGGTGAATCAAAAATAACATTTGAAACTGTAATCTTATTGTATAAGTCCCTAAGCCTTTTGCAAATAGTGTAGTTTGTTCCAGCCCCGATACCCTCTTCTGTAAAAACATTTAGAGTGACCAACCCTGCAACAACATTAACTCCTCTTGCTAAATACGATCCTGACCCGAAACTGGTTTGACACTGAACAAAAGTATCTTCTGTTGTTGAATCAAATGGTTGATTGTTAAATACAACAGATATAGCAGGACTGCTTGCTAATTCTGTTGCAACTCTAGCTTCTATTGTTTGTCTGACTGTGTTTAAATCTAATGCAGCCATTATTTACTCCTAATAATTCTTCTCAATTCAGCAGGTATATATTGTGTAGTTAGTTGCTTGGCTTGCAATTCTGGAAAACCTTTTATCGTTTGTTGTCTTGTCCTATATCTACCTTGCCAACTAGGAGGTAAAGAAGTTCCATAAATGACAGGTTCAGCATACTCTACAGAATTTATAATAGTACCTTTAAATTTTTGTATATCTGTTTGCCAGCCATTTCTTAAATTACCGCTTACTACAGGTGTTGCTTTTTTTGATAATTCTGTCCAACGCAAAGTAGTTTTTTTTACAAGTTCTTGTACCGCCTCGGCCATAACATCGTCAATTTGATCTAACCTAATTTGTCTTACCATTATGACCTCACTAATAATTCAAAAGTAATAGCAGTATTGTTTTGCTCATTTGTTACAACAGAAATAATTTTATAAACAACCGAACTAACTAAAACTTTATCTTTTGGTGTAGGTGTAAATGTAAGATCACTTGCAGCTATGGTTATTTTTTTATCTTGTGCTTGAATTTGGTCGTTTACTTCAGCATTATTTACATTTTCTATTGTTCCTTTGACTACAGTGTCGCTATTACTTTCACTTACTACTCCTGTCGTTGTGTTATATGAACCATTAGTTATTTGTCTAATAGTTATATTTCCACCAAGTTTATTTAAACCTTTGCTGGCAACTTTTCTAAGTGATGATGAGATACCCATTAGACTAAATATGCGATTACGGTTCCGCTATCTAATTTAACGCTAGTAATAACTCCTTCTATAGCGGTATTACTTTTAAATTGTAGGCCGGTAAGATCGCCTGATATGTTTTCAGCGACTAAAGTATTAATAACAGAATCTTGCAAAGCTTTAATACAACCAAACCGACCCGTATGAGCGGCTGTATCATTTATAATCTTTGCGGCTGGATAGTAGCTCATGTTTAACTCCTTTTAATTGCTATGTTACTAGGACCGCTAATTCTTAATCCGGTAAAATACCTTTCGAATAACGGCGGTACTCTATCGGCACCGACCGCACCATAAAAATTAGGCTCTACGTCTAGGTTACCAAGTTTTACTTTTTTGTAATCCTCTAGACCCGATAATCCTAACCCATCTCTGTTGTTGTTTAAATAAACCGCTAATATAACTTGAGCTTTTTTAACTTGTTCCGGTATTTCATCTTCCGCAAAATAATCTGTAGAAATACGAAAAGGAAATCCGACCGAGTAAGTATTAATATAAGTATCAGGTTTTCTTACCCCCTGACGTGGCCATTGTAATGCTTGCGTATTAGTAACTCTAGCTCCAATAAATCTTTCGCGGTCAATTCTTATAGTAGAGGTATATAACGCTCTATTTTTATTATCGGTATTCGACCCATCCCAAGCCGAAACATCATCATCAAGTATTAAGCCTTCGACAATAGCGTTGGCCTCAGATAAAGTGACGTAACTATTTGCCGACGCGTTGCCTACCGTCGCGTTTATCGTGATTGCCATTTTTTACTTTAGATTTAGTTTTTACTTTTTTTATAAGAGGTTTAGAAGCCACCGTTCTAGCGGCTTCTTGTTCCCTCATACGCCTAAAGGCGAACATACCCATTAACTTGACGATGCTTTAGATACAACAAAGTTAATTACGATAGCTTCGGATAAAGCTCCCCCAGATACGTTTGAAATCGAAATCTTGAAAGAACCCGCCGCTACAGCACTAACCGTAGCTAAGTAAGCTCCCGCAGTTCCGCCTGATGCAATAGCAATTTGTGGAACGTCGGTTGCAGTTACCTTATCGTTATTAACTTGGAAAGTAACTTCCGCAGCATCAGCTAAAGCCGCGTTATTAGTAGTAATAACACCGGACTCTGTGTTTAGAGTGACAGCCGTAGATTTGTTAGTAGCTTGAGTTACGGACCCACCGTTAGTAGGACCGATAAGCTTACCGGCTGTAGCTTCGAAAATAGATGGCATAATAAATTACCTCTAATCTTGTGTGGAAACGTTAGTCGCCCTAACGATACCAATATTTTTTGTCTCGTAAACTTTCGACCAGTTAGCTACGGTTCCTAATTGAGTTCTAGTGGGGTTAACAGTTGTAACAGCCCATTTAGAACCTACGGGGTGATAACAATAATGAAGGTCAACCGCCATAGCGTCTGATTTAGCCAGAATATCTCTGTCTGTTTCAGTAGTTAGGCCGGCCTGTTCTCCACTAGCGACTGCACCTTGCGTAAAGAAATAAGTGCTGTATTCCGTAGATGCTCCACTACCAGTAGTAGAAACGTCGTCGGAAACAATTACTCTGAGTCCGCAATAAGTAGGTACAGTACCGTCGCCACCGTAAGCCGGTGCGATAGTTCCACCACTAGCTGTAGCTGAACCGCCGTTACCGTCGGAAGCTAAAACGTAATCAACCATTTTACGCTCAACCAAGTCGTAATATACTTTGCTGTGCATACAAACGGCTGTAAGCTTATCACCCTGATCGCCTAAAATAGAACGTGCTTTAGCAACGTGTTTAGGACTTAAACCAGTAGGTGTATCTCCTGATTCGGAGTCGATAGTTAAGCCAAAGAAAGCTGAGTTACTATCGTTAGCGTTAATAGAGCCAAATACTCCATCAAGGCAAGCAAGTAAATCTTTTTGTCTTTGGTTAGCTATATAAGCACCAATTTTTTGACCGATAGCAGCCATAGGGTCGGCACCCGATGCTAAAGCAGCTAAGTCACGAGATTCAAAAGCTCGGCCACGATGTAAAATAACTCCTACTTGTTTGTCGGTGGTAATTTTACTAGGTGTTAAAGAACTAGAATCTGATAAAACCTCAAAATCTCCGGTTAGGTTCGCAGAGAAAAAAGGTACATTGACGAAATCACCACCCTCAGTAGCATTTAACTCGGCCATAGGAGCGACCACACCACTAGCAAGGAACGAATCTCTTTGTGTTGTTTGCTCTATGACATACGGAGTAAAAATTTCTGGAATGATTAAATCGCTCCTCAAAACTCCCATGTGTTTAAGAAATAAATTTACGGTGTGGGCGTAACCCTATCTGGCTCGGCGTAGCTTTACCATTTGATATATATACTAGCGTGATTTCGCAACATCTCTCAACTTTTGCCAAAGTTCTTTATCCTTCAACCAAATTTGACGTTGGTCCGCTAAGCTTTCGGTTTCTTTTAAAAATGGTTTTAGCATTTCTTCACTAAAATTATCACTTGAGGTTCTAGCTACGGGAGCACCACCGCCACTTATAGTTTTATTTTTAAGTAAATACGGTTTTTCTTTTTCTAATTTATTTTTTACATATTCCTGTACCGGCAGTTGCTCATATCCGTCAACTACAACGGGCACCCCGTCTTTTATTTGTATTTTTTCTTTGGGAACTAAATTATTTAAGACAAGTTCAGGGTCATGTGTTATTTCGGTTAAAGCCTGTAAAGCCGGCGTAATAAGTTCCAGTTCTTTATTTCTAGCCTCTAGAAGTTCAATACGCCTTTTATCTTCGGCAGACCGATCACGATATTGTTGTTCTAGTGCTTGTTTAGATTCTTCATACTTACCGGCTTTTTCTAAATCTTCTTGCTCCCTTTTTTGTTTAAACGCTAACAAAGTTTCATAATCTTCAGGAATTACTTTTTCTTCTTTTTGGTTTTTTAATTTACCTATAAGCTCGTAATTTTTAGCTTCTAATTTTTTAACAGATTCTTTTAAAAGCTCGATTTCGTTGTTATTAGTTGGGGGCGTAGCCACCTCTTTGTTTTCTTCAGACATAAAATAGTCGTAAACTAAGTATTAATAATAGTTATACTACCATTTCACAAAATAAGCTAAATATTTAACAGTTCCATTTTTCTAAAGCTAAAGCTTTTCTTGTTTTACGACCTTTACTATCTCTAAGAGGTCCTTTAACACCAGCCATTCTTGCACAAAATGATTTTTTTCTAGCTTTTTCAGATTTAGTTAAATTTTTTGTTTTAGTAACGGGTGCTTTCAAATTACTACCAGTTTCCCTGTTTATTTTATCTCTTCCTTTTTTTGTTAAGCCACCCGTAGGACTTTTATGTTCTTTTTTAAGTTTTACCGGTTTTCTTTTTTTTTTCATTTGCGATACCTCTTATAAATAGCCTTATCGACAGTCCTTGCTTTATCGCCACGCATATAACTATTAACACGACCCATAGCCCATGCCCCCATAGAAACATTACGGGAACCGCCGCCTAAGTAAGCACCTTGACCTTTTCTATATACAGCAGCTAACTCGCCGTATTTAAATTTTGTTCCTTCGGCCTTTTTTTTAAGTGCTTTTACGACGCTTGCGTTTAGCGGTTTTGGTTTTGGTTTTGGTGCCATCTTGAGCAATCCTTGATTTTTGTACGGCTTTAATATCTATATATAAACCCTTTTTATAAAGTTCGGCGGTTTTTTTTATTTCCGCAGCTTTAGCGGCCCTATTTTTAGAGCCACTTAAATATTTTTTAGGGACACCGGTTTTTTTATCCCTTGCTACTTTTCTTAATTTTCGGCTCATCTTTTTTTACTTTAGGTTTTTGCTTCCCTTTTGAGAGCTTTTCAAATAACTTAGAAGCCATTACTTTTTACCGCCTTTTTTTATTTTCTTTTTTTTCTTAGTCGTACCCATTTTTCCGTAATGTGAAGGCATAATTTTAAAAGCAACTAAGTTAAGTTTATCCGACTTTTGGATATTTTTCTATTAATTCTTTCAAACTTAGTTCGCTTCCGTCTTCACTTATTATTTTACGCAAGGCGTTACGAGGACTTTCTTTTTTTGTATTTATCAAATAATTAAAAAACTTTTTTTTATTACCTAAAGCTTTACTTTGCATATCGGGATTATCTTTTAACCAATTAGGATAACTAACATCTTGCGGCACCCTTCCTACTTCGCTCGGTCTAGTATCGGGAAATCTACGGCGTAAATCTTCATCATCTATAACAGGTACAGTACTCGAACGGCAATTAAAATGTTGCGGAGGCATAGGTCCTTTACCGTATTCAAAATGTTTACCGTCTAAACTTCCGCATAAGGCGGTAGTCCTAGCATCTAATATCGCGACGTATTCATATTTTTTTGTGACATCTTGATTAGCCATATAAACAGCTTGACTTGCCATATTTTGTACTTGGTTTACGGAAGTTCTTACGATAGTTCTAACTTGATTATTTGCTAACCTTATTCCGGTTCCGCCCGCTAAAGCTTGAGCCTTTGCCGTCATTTCTTGGTTTTTACCAAACTGCAAACGACCC